ATATGACTATGACAAAGGAGGACCGAAGGAGGAAACATGATGGATGACCTTGTAAGCAGACTACGAGCGAGAGCCGAGAGAGAGGATTTTTATTATCCGCACGCAGGGGACATTCTGACCGAAGCCGCCGATGCCATAGAGGAACTGAGTAAGCGGCCTGAAATACCGACAACAGGCATTGGAGATCTGAGCGACGGATACCACACGTTCAATGGTCTTTACTATCAGCGCATGGCGCTGTTCGCCGCACTTGTCAACGCCCATCAAAACAGGGCGTGGAAGTCGTGGAAGCATGAGGACGGAAAGCCGTGCTTTGACGGCGGGTGGTTTATTGTGGGCATTGATACACCTCAAGGGAGTTACACCTACCACTACGAGGATAAATACTGGGACTGGTTTGAGTGCGAGGAACTGCCAGCAGGGAAGCATTGGGATGGGCATACAGAGGAAGACGTAATAAGGCTGTTGTCGCTCCAAAACCCGCCGAAGGCAGACAGACCGACAGGGAAGTGGATAGAATTTGATAGCGATGAGGATAAATATGATGTGATTAAATGCCCATGTTGCAAGCATATGTTCACGGTAGACTCGTATCATTGGACAGATATAGGATTTGTAAAAGATGATTTTAAATATTGCCCCAACTGCGGATGCCGAATGATGGAGGTGGAGCATGATGGATGACATTGTAAGCAGGCGATGGCTTTTACGGGAATACGGCCGTAAACACAAAGGGAAAAGAGGCAAAGCGTTTAAGATGATTTCGGACGCTCCTTCTGCCGGTGAACAGGTTATCAGAAAGATTTATCACCCGGACACAGCGTATTGTGAGGACGGGTTGATAAGCAGACGGGAACTGCTGGAAGCACTGCGGTATTCCAGGAGTATTTGCGATACCTACATAGAGGAGTACGAAAGACTGGGAGCACGGACTGACAGAGACAGGGTGAAGGTAGAGAAGAATCGGCTCGACATTGACATCGCGATCGTGCTGGGAATGAGGACGAAGGGATGAACAAATGGATTCCTTAAGAGGGGAGTGGTAAGCCACGACTGATTATCATTGCCTGAGACCGTGGGAAAAGGGTAGGATTGCAGAAGAAAGAGCATTTAAGATATACGGAGGAATCAAGCATCCTCAGTACGACGGAACGATTCCCGACTTGGTTAGGGATTGCGACGGGAATACGGAATATATCGAGGTCAAGTATATCGACCTATCCACAACCGCTCCTCTCAGAGATAGATTCTATAGGCTGAAAAAGCAAATTCTAAAGCGGGAAGAATGCCTGCCAAAAGGAGGGAAACAGAGAGCGTACATATTGTTTGCGAATGCTAAGATGCACGGATACACGGACGAGCAAATAATAGATACAGTTCGTGTGGCACTTGATGGATGCAGCGTATCGGTAGACATAGAAATAAGCGACGGGGAGGTGACTGACAACGGGGAGAACTAGTGCATGGCGAAAGGCCGCGCGGTCGGCAGCGAACGATTTCCCACGCCTGCGGAGAGAGCTGACCGCGCTCCAGGGGCGGCGATCCGATGACGGAATGCCACACGGAACCGAGAAACGCCGAGTGACCGAGGATGAGGCGCTGACAGAACTTCCGTGGGCGCAGCAGAGAAGGCTGGACGCCGTGGAACACGCGCTGGAGCTGACGGCGCAGATGTCATCAGGCCGTGACCGGCTGAGAGTGGTGGAGATGGTTTTTCTCAGCAGGCGGTACACCATTGGGGGCGCGGCGATGCAGATTCCATGCAGTGTTCACACGGCTAAGATTTGGTGCAATGATTTCCTTTTGCTTGTTTGGGGGCGACTGAAAGGGAAATAAAAAGAGGAGGCCGGTTTGGGAAATTAAAAGTATGGCTATCACGCCTTGAAATCTGTGATACAAAGATATCGTGAAGTGCTGTCCGGAAGGGCGGCACTTCTTTTACATGGAGCGCTACGGCTTTGCCGTGAGGGATAAGTCACGGAGCGGAGGGGCCGGGGCGGGTACTAGAGGAGGTGGCGACGAGTGCCTGCTAGCAGGGATAAAACAGGAAGATTCGTAAAGGGACAGAGCGGAAACCCGAACGGACGCAAGCCGCTGGCTCCCGAACTGAAAGAAGCGTTAGGTCCTTTGGGGCCGAAGTCAATCGCGGAACTGAAGAAAATCATTGAGAAGCCTGATACGAAAGACGGAGACAAGATAAAGGCGATAGAAATCGTGCTTGGCTATCTGATCGGCAAGCCGCAGCAGTCTGTAGAGGTGGATGCGAAGAACATCCCGCAGGTGATATTCGTGGGCGGTGACGCCGTTGCCGACTGAGGTAAATCTGCCGGAGACTATAGGCAAAGGGTACGGGCGTTTTTGGTATTTCCGCGGGCGCTACAGAGTGTGCAAGGGAAGCCGAGCCAGTAAGAAGTCTAAAACGACAGCACTGTGGTTCATCTACCACATGATGAAATATCCGCAAGCGAACACGCTGTGCGTCAGGCAGACCTTCAACACGCTCCAGGACTCCTGTTGGGCAGACCTTCAATGGGCGGCGAACAGGCTGAACGTGCTGCATTTGTGGGAATTCACAGTATCACCGCTGAAAGCAACGTACAAACCGACCGGGCAAGTCGTTCTGTTCCGTGGTCTTGACGATCCGCTGAGACTCGCGTCCGTGACAGTTTCCGTGGGAGTGCTTTGTTGGGCATGGCTGGAAGAAGCCTATGAGATACCCGAAGAGGCCGACTTCGACATGATCGACGACGTAATCCGTGGGCAGATGCCGGAAGGCTACTGGAAACAACTGACGCTGACGTTCAACCCGTGGTCGCACACAACATGGATAAAGAAGCGGTTCTTCGACCACGACCCCGATCCCGACATCCTGGCGATGACTACGAACTACAAGTGCAACGAGTGGTTGGATGAAGCGGATTTCCGGCGGTTTGAGCGGATGCGCGTGGAGAATCCCGACCGCTACCTTGTGGCTGGCTTGGGAGATTGGGGCGTAACAGGCAATACGATATTCAATGCCGGTGACGTATCGCGCAGGCTGGAGGTCATTACAGCTCCGAAGGACGGAGTGTTCACGGACGGCAAGTTCCATGAGGAGAACAACGGAGTAATCCACATCTACAAGGAACCGGAAAAGGGAGTTCCTTATGTCATTGGGGCAGATACCGCAGGCGACGGCAGCGACTGGAACGTAGCACAGGTGCTGGACAACATAACCGGAGAACAAGTGTGTACGTTGCGGATGCAGTACGGCGAGACGGCGTTCATCGACCAGCTTTATTACCTTGGACTGTATTACAACGAAGCCTTGATTGCCGTCGAGGTGAATTTCAGTACATACGGAGTGCTGGAGCTGGAGCGGAGAGGATACACGAAGCAGTACGTCCGGCAGGCGATAGACAACTACACGCATAAGACCGTGAACAAGTACGGGTTCAATACGAACGCCAACACAAGAGAGACCATCGTATCAAATCTAGTGGACGTGTGCCAGGACATCACAGTCATCAATGACAAGACCACGCTGGAGGAGATGCTGACGTTCGTCCGCAACGAAAAGATGCGGGCAGAAGCCGAGGAAGGCGCACACGACGACTGCATCATGTCGCTCGCAATAGCGCATTTCGTCCGTCCGCAGCAGAGGATGATCCGCGAGGAAGAGCCTGTTGAGCCTACAGCAAGATGGTCCGACGATATGTGGGAAGACTACTACAGCGCGGACGAGGACGGCAGGCAGTACCTGATCGCAAAATGGGGGGAACCGGTTAGATGAACGAGAATTATCAGGAAAAGCTATCGACAATCCAGAAGCGAAACAACCTGAATGAAGTGTTTCGGTGGAGAGATCGGGGGCCCGGAGGGGCCTGGCATCGGTATCTCGTCCAAGACCCAAACACAAAGGGCGGCGTGGTAATCGTATTTCAGGAGGGCCCTCGCAAGGAGACTTCGAGCACTCACGGAGTTCTGGACTGCGACCTCTTGGAGATCGTGCGGGATCGCCTGCGTTGCTTCCAGGACGGAGAATTTGCCTGCCGAGAAAACGCCTGCGCTCTGACACACATCGAGGAAGCCCTCATGTGGATGAACAAGAGGGTGGAGGACCGGGCAGAACGTAAGGTGCTGGGGAGTTATGAAAAATGACTGAAAACAGGCTGGATTACTGGAAAGATTGGCTGGAACGCAACGAAGCCGCGCTTGGCGACGCATCTGAGACGATGGATCGCCGGGAGCGCCTTTATCGTGGCGAAGAGCGCTACATCACTCCGCTGACGCTGAAGGACAGGAAGAAGAACGGCGTTTACCACAAAGCACCGCACCTTAGAAACATCATCGCGGAGAACATCGAATCCGAAGTCAGCGCAGTCATTCCTCAACCCAAGGTCACGGCACGGAGACAGGCTGACGAGTGGAGAGCCAAGATACTGGAAGATATGCTCCGCAATGAATTGGATCGTCTGCCGATGGAGACGCTGAACGACCTAGCCGAGAGGACAGTCCCGATTCAAGGCGGTGTGTACTGGCTGGTCGAGTGGGATAACAGCAAGAAAACCCACAGCACCGTGGGCGATGTGACCATCACTCTGCTTCATCCCAAACAGGTCGTGCCACAGGACGGCATCTTCACCAGTATCGAGGACATGGACGCAATCGCCATCAAACTTCCGCAGACAAGGTCCTACATCAAACGCGCTTACGGCAAAGACGTAGAAGAAGGCGAGGAGAACCCGGAGATCCGTGCGCTGGATGCGGACGCGACTGCTGCCGATGAGCTGGTGACACAGAACGTGGTGTACTACCGCAACGATAAAGGCGGCATCGGCAAGTTCAGTTGGGTCGGCGATGTCATCCTTGAGGACATGGAGGATTTCGAGGCACGGAGAATGCGCCGGTGTACGGAATGCGGCGAGGCGCTCGATTCTGACACTAAGATATGCCCCGTGTGTGGGTCTGAGCAGGCACAGGAGCGCGAGGAATCCGAGGAGGATATCTATAAGCCTGTCCAAACGGACAACGGCACAAGCATCCCTGGAGCGCAGGAAACTTACGATGAAGCCGGATTACCCATGATGCAGCCGACCAAACTGCCGTACTACAAGCCGGACACGTTCCCATTGTTTTTACAGAAAAACGTCAGCATCTTCGGCAAACTGCTTGGCGACTCTGACGTGGACAAGATAGAGGACCAGCAGAACACGATAAACAGGTTGGAGAAGAAGATCATCGACCGCCTTGTCAAAGCCGGGACGAGAATCACGCTGCCGGATCGTGCCGAATTCAGAGTAGATCCCGAGGACGGCGAGAAATGGTACGTAGGGAACCCGGCAGACGCGCAGATGATTGGCGTGTACCAATTCTCAGGCGACCTGAGTTATGAGATGCAGTACCTCACCGGCGTGTACGAAGAAGCACGGCAGGCGCTTGGCATCACCGATAGCTATCAAGGACGCAACGACCAAACCGCTCAGTCGGGCGTGGCGAAGCAGTTCGCCGCCGCTCAGTCAGCCGGACGGCTGGAATCAAAGCGCGTCATGAAAGAAGCCGCTTACGCTGAACTGTTTGAGCGGATCGTCCAGCTAAAGGTCGCTTATGCCGACGAACCTAGACCCATCGTGGCAAACGATGACCGGGGCGAAGCGATGTATGAAGAATTCAACCGCTACGACTTCTACGAACAGGACGAGCGCGGCGAGTGGCACTGCATTTTAGACGACGATAGGTTCCTCTATAGCTGCGATACTTCAACCCCGCTGGCGAATAATCGCGAGGCCATGTGGCAAGACGCCAGCTCCATGTATCAGATGGGAGCATTCGGACAGCAGGGAGCGATAGATTCACTTCTGCTCTACTGGACAAAGTTGGAATTGCTCCACTATCCCGGCGCATCTGACACCAAGGAGTATCTCCAACGAATGAAAGATCAGCAAGACGCCATCGCGGCACAACAGCAGCAGGTGGAAGCGGATATGCAGGTGCGGCAGATGGCTCTTGAGGACGCACAGCTCGCTAGACAGGACCAGCAGGCACAGCTTGCTAGACAGGACCAACAGGCACAGCTCCAACGCGAGACCGACCGGCAGGCGCGAGAGGATGCCTGGAGGACGGTGCAAGCGATGATGGGTAGACAAAGCATATCATCCCCGGACGCGGGGAATCGATAGATCCGCACGGAACAGCGCAAAAATCCATTCGCAGGCAACGCGCAAAAATCCGAAGTACAGAGGAAGGGAGGAGACAACATGGCTGACTATAAGGGAAAGATCGCCAATCAGGGCGCACAGGTCGTGAAAGCACAGAACCAGTCCGTCAAGAAAGGCACAAGCAAAGTGACCCGTGGCAAGGATCTCCGCACCGGCAAGTAACGGAGTCCTACACTCGCGGCGAGTTAAAGCCGATTCGCAATAAACGCGTAAAAATTATTTCGCTCGTCCGGCGCAAAAGGACAAGGAGACAACATGGATAAAGAACTCGATAGTCTATTTGAGGACGCAATCAATCCCGAAGTGAAAGAGGAAACGCCAGCCGAACCACCCGTCGAGGAGAAACCCGAACAGACTCAGCAGGAACGTGCGCGGCAGGCCGAAGGACGGCGGCAGCGTGAACGCGAAGCCAGAGCTTATAGGGCGGCGCGTGACGGCGTGAGCGACACTCTCAAGCGCTTGGGCATCATCAACCCGGAGACCAACAAACCCATCGAGTCCGTTGATGAACTGGAAGCCTACGAAAAGGCTCTTAGTGATAAGCGGCTGGAGGAAGGCAACGG